CTAATTATAACATAAATAATCTCGACTGTATATACAGTCGTTTTAGGTATATACCATATGGCAAATCCAAAGATTAAGATAAAGCGATCTAGTGTCGCTGGAAAGGTACCACATTACCCTAATACACTGGACTTAGGGGAATTTGCAATCAATACTGCAGACGGTAAAGTTTTCATTGCTGCAGGTCAAGCAGGTGTTGGAGTAGGAACAACTGTTAGAGAAGTCGGACTTTCTACAGAAAATGTTCTAGCACAAACTTTAGTTGTTGACGGTCAATCTACATTTAATCATGCAAATTTTATAGGTGTAGGTACATTTACAGGTGCTTTTGAAGCTAATTCAGTAAGGGCAAATATATTTTCAACAGGTGTGTCGACCATATCTGGATTCCGTTTCCCTATAAGTGACGGGAGTGAAGATCAAGCCATGGTCACGGATGGGTCAGGAAATCTCTCTTTCAAAACTTTATCAGGTGGAGGAGGAGGTGCCACAGGTGCTGCAACAACTATATCTACAGGTTTATCAACAGCAACAGCAGGTCAAACTGTATTTACCACAACACACCCATTCAATGATGGCACTAATACATTTAGTCATCAAGTATTTGTAAATGGACTAAAAATGAGACCTGCCTCTGCAGGTGCATCTACGAGAGATTTTGTATCATCAAGTAATAGCACTATAACTTTTGATAGTGGTCTTATTCTTAGTGATGAAGTGAGAACTGTAGTATATTTTGGACATACTTTAGAAGAAGAATATTTCACTGCTACAGCAGGGCAAACTTTATTTGCGTTGTCAGGGAGCCTAACTTCACAGAAAAATTTCAAAGTTTATGTCAATGGAGTCAAACTAAGAAATGGATTAGACTTTGGTGTTGCATCACCTGTAACACTAACAACCCCTGCTGCATCTGGTGATCATATTGAGATAACTTGTGACAATGCGGAAGATGCTTTTACAGCAACTGCAGGGCAAGCAAGTTTTACACCATCATCCACCGATATATCTGACAATAATATGCAAGTTTATGTCAATGGTATTGTGCAAAATGAGACTGAAGATTATACGATTGGAAGTCCGTCGGTGACTATAATTGACGGTGCAGGTCTCACAGCAGGTGATCATGTAGATGTTGTCATCAGACGATCCTAAATAAAAACATGGCAAAACCTTCAACTAGACAAGAATTAGCAGAGTACGGTAAAAGAAAACTTGGTGCTCCTGTATTAGAGATCAACGTTGCTGAAGAGCAAATAGAGGATCTACTAGATGATACTTTTACCTTCTATCAAGACCGTCATATGGATGGTGTGGAGAAGATGTATCTAAAACATAAGATAACTAAAGACTTCACAGATACTGTACAAGCAAGTGGAAATAGTGGGGCAGAGTCTTCGCTTGGTATCACCACCACCACCAGTCCTAGTGTAAACATCACAGGTTTGGGTACTACCACATTTTCTTTTGAAGAGACACAAAACTTTATTCAAATACCAGACGCTGTGATTGGTATTGAAAAAGTATTCAAAGTTGATAGTCGTGCTATAGCATCTAACATGTTCAACTTGACCTATCAATTATTTTTGAACGAAATATACTACTTCAGTTCTATGGAGTTGATGCAATATACAATGACAAAAAGATATCTAGAGGACATAGATTTTATATTGCATCCTGATAAACAAATAAGATTCAACAGAAGACAAAATAGATTATATATTGACTCTGATTATAGTAGTATGAAGGAAGATGATTATCTTATCATAGAGTGTTACAGAGTATTAGATCCTAATGATTATCCTAAAGTCTACAACGACAGATGGGTCAAGAAGTATTTTACTGCATTATTAAAAAAACAGTGGGGTCAGAATCTCATCAAGTTTCAAGGTGTAAAATTGCCAGGCGGTGTAGAACTCAATGGTAGACAGATATATGATGACGCAAATAGTGAATTAGATGCATTAGAGTCTAAGATGAGCACCGAGTACGAATTACCACCACTAGACTTTATAGGATAATGAAAACATTCAAACAATTTATAGAAGGACTTGAAGATGATTTTGGTGCAATCGGTAAAGCACGAGATGATGAAGCAAAAGATCCTATCAAAGGAGGAGGATCAATAGTAAATAAGAAAAAAGGTAAAAAACTTTTAGATAAATTGCTAGGTCCTTTTACAGATAAAGTATAATGGCACTCAATCCGTTTTTCTTACAAGGTAGCAAGGGTGAACAGAACCTGTTGAGGGATTTGTCTAATGAGACCATCCAGATACATGGTATCGAATTCATCTATATGCCTCGCACTCTTGTGAATAGCAAGGATGTGATGAGAGAGATTACAAGTTCAAAGTTTGACAAGTCATTTCCTATAGAAGGATATATCACATCATACGAAGGATTTGATTCTGGATATAATTTACTTACAAAGTTTGGTGTAAGGTCAACAGCAGAGATGAAGATAGTCATATCTTTAGAGAGATATGATCAAGGTATTGCACCTTTACTCTCACAGTCTAGACCGAATGAGGGTGACCTCATGTATTTTCCACTAAGGGACATAATATTTGAAATTAAGTATGTAAACGATATTGAAAACTTCTATCAATTACGTGAGAGATATACATACGAACTGACTTGCGAACCATTCGAGTATGAGGATGAGGTTATTGATACTGGTGTCAATGCTATTGATGATGACTTTGATGATGAGGGTTACAATGTCACTATGATTCTTGGCACTAAAGGAACAAGAGCAACAGCAACAGCAACTATTGGTAATGGCGGTATATACAAAATTGACTTGATAAGTGGTGGAGCTGGATATACAAATGCACCCACTGTGGTGATTGAACCGCCTGATAGCGGTACCCAAGCAACTGCAGTTGCAATCACATCCACGTCGGGATCAAGACTCAATACATCATTGAGAGTGTCAAGTGTTCAAATAACAAATCCTGGCGTAGGTTACACACAAATACCAAATATACAATTCATACCTCAAGATGGAAAAGGTATTGGAGCACAAGGGGTTGCAGGTTTAGGTACAAGTGGTGTAATTACAGGAATAACTATCTCTAATGCTGGTTCAGAATATATGACACCACCATTAGTGACTGTGAGTGCACCTGCAGCAGGTGGAGAGATTGGAATATTAACTTCTAAAATTAATACAACAACTAATAAAGTTACTAGCATCGACATACTGAGTGCAGGTCATGGTTATACATCTCCCCCTGTTATTACGGTGGGTGCTGCAAATACAACAGGAAGTGGTATATTCAAGTATGGTGATATAATTACAGGAGAATCAACATTAACAACAGCGTTTGTTACAAAATGGGATACTGAGTCAAATACATTGATTGCTAAAAATCTCTCAGGTGATTTTGCAATTGGTGAAATTGTAAAACATGCTGTTGGATATGGTACTGCTGTATATGCACTAGATAGTATCAACTATGATGATGACGATGCATACAACTCAGGTGATGAGATAGAAACTCGATCTGATAGTAGCATTCTAGACTTCACAGAAAGAAACCCATTTGGGGAGGTATAATGGTAGGTAATTATTTCTACAACGAAACAATTAGAAAGACAGTAATCGCTTTCGGTACATTGTTCAACAACATCAAAATCAAAAAATTTGCTAGTGATGGTAAAGCGATCAGTCAGATCAAAGTGCCTATTGCCTACGGACCTATGCAAAGATTTCTTGCAAGAATTGAACAGCAATCAAACTTTGATGACAATGTTGCTATTACATTACCAAGATTGTCTTTTGAAATAACATCCTATGCGTATGATCCTAGTCGTAAGGCATCACCTATTACTAAATTTACAGGTAAGGGTTCAGATAAACTCAAACATAAAAAAATATTTTTACCTGTGCCATACGAAATCGGTTTTAGATTAAGTTTTGCCACTAAGTTACAAGATGATGCTCTTCAAATTGTTGAGCAGATACTACCATTCTTTCAACCATCATATAATGTGACTATCAATATGTTAGAAGGTGTGGAGGAAAAAAGAGATGTTGCTTTCACACTTGCAAACGTATCATTCTCTGATGAGTATGAGGGTGATTTTTCAACACGTAGATTTATACAATACGATTTAGATTTTGTATCAAAAACCTATTTTTATCAAGAGGTTCCAACAGACGAGTCTGGTGTTATCAAGAAGGTACAAGTCGATTACTCTACTGCTATCAGGGCACCAAGAGCACAAAGATATACAGTTGTACCACAAGCAGTCAAAGATTACAATGATGATACTGCGACCACAATAACAGCAGAAGTAGGCACAAAACAAACTCTCGTATCAGTATCATCTGCTGCATCATTATCTTCCAACACTTACATCCAAATAAATGAAGAAGTCATGCGAATCAGAGAAATTAATGGCACTAACTTACTTGTAACAAGAGCACAATTTGGTAGTAAGATAGCAGAGCACTATGCAGGTGCTACTATTAGTCAGGTAGATGCAGTAGATAGAGATCTTATTGAGGTGGGAGATGAGTTTGGATTTACTGAATCTAGATCATTCTTTGATATAGATGGACTTGAATATAGCACAGTACAAGGCACTGATATCTAAATAATTAAAAAATACCCCGAATCCTCCGAATATTGCTCTGTAATTATTTGGAAAAGTATGTCAAATTCTTATGATGCTATTGATAAAGCACTAGATGTGAAGTCTGAAATCGTTCGTGAAAAAAAGAGAATAGCAAAGAAATCTAGTGAGCAAGATGATCCTACCAAGGATTATGAATATAGTCGTGCACAATTATACGATCTTGTTGAGAAAGGACAAGAGGCAGTCAACGGTATACTAGATGTATGTCAAGACTCGCAACACCCTAGAGCGTATGAAGTTGCAGGTCAATTGATAAAACATGTTGCTGACACTACAGATAAATTAGTAGATCTTCAAAGAAAAATGAAAGATCTTGAAGAGGATAAAGGTCCTAAATCTGTTACTAATAATGCTATGTTCGTGGGCAGTACATCCGACCTTCAAAAGATGTTGAAGGACATGTCTAAACAATCTAAATAAAACATGGGAAAACTAAACAGTGCGATCAAACGCATAGAAAATAAGGGCAAAAAATCTGTTGACCCTAAGAAAAATCAAATGGCAGAGGTTGCACCTGTAGTTGCTGCTGCAGCAAAAGGTGCAGCAGTTGTTGGTAAAGCAGTTGCAAAGGGTGCAGCAACAGCAGTAAAAGCAGGTGCGAAAGGTGCAAAAGTAGCAGCAAAGACTGGTGCTAAAGCGACTAAAAAAGCATCATCCACTGCTAGTAGAATGGCAAATGCTTATGATAAAATGAAGAAACCAGCATCAAGAAATGTGGTGCGTAGAAACGTAAAAAATCCAAGGTATAAAAAACTTGAAAAAGATGATAAAGGTAATATTGTAAGAGGAAAAGAATTTGATAAAAAATTATATGATCAAGATGGTAATAAAAAGACACAAGGTTATATGTCCACCATAGACGGACCTGAAAAATCTCCGTCTGTTGATAGAGAGTTGAGACAGAAAAAGAAAGAAGATGATGCTAAAGATAAAAAAGTAGCAGATACTGCACAAAGATTAAAAAAAGGCACTAAGAAAGCGGTACAAAAAACTGGTGAGTATGCTAAAAAATCTGTTTCTGCAACCACATCAAACTTTGGTGCATCATCATTCGCAAAGGAAGGCATAACGTTCAAAGAATATCTAAACAAATTATGATTCTATGAGTGACATTTATCTTGGTAATCCGAATCTAAAAAAAGCAAATACACAACTTGAATTTTCAGAAGATGATATTCAAGAATACTTAAAATGTAAATCAGATCCTGTGTACTTCACTGAGAAGCACATAAAAATTGTGAACGTGGATGAGGGTCTTGTTAGTTTTAATATGTACAAGTTTCAAAAGAAACTTATAAAGAATTTTCATAAGCATAGATTCAATATTTGTAAGATGCCTCGACAGACTGGTAAGTCTACAACAGTGGTATCATATCTTCTCCATTACGCAATCTTCAACGATAATGTCAACATCGGAATTCTTGCTAACAAAGCAGCGACTGCTAGAGATCTGCTCGGACGATTACAATTGGCGTATGAAAACTTGCCGAGGTGGATGCAGCAAGGAATCGTTGCGTGGAATAAAGGTTCTATGGAACTCGAAAATGGATCAAAAATAATAGCAGCATCCACATCTGCATCTGCAGTTCGAGGTATGTCATTCAACATCATCTTTCTTGATGAGTTTGCATTCGTGCAGAACCATCTTGCAGATGATTTCTTTGCGTCTGTTTATCCTACTATATCTTCTGGTAAATCTACAAAAGTTATAATAGTATCCACCCCACATGGTATGAATCACTTCTATCGAATGTGGCATGATGCTGAACGTGGACAGAACGAGTATTGTCCTACTGAAGTTCACTGGTCTGAAGTGCCAGGTAGAAATGCTAAGTGGAAAGAACAGACAATCAAGAACACGAGCAAGCAACAGTTTGCCATTGAGTTTGAGTGTGAGTTTCTAGGATCTGTAGACACACTGATTGCAGCATCAAAACTCAAGTCATTGGTGTATGAACAACCTGTAGATCAGAACGGTAAACTATCTGTATACGAGAGACCATATCCCAAAAGAGATTATATTGTCACAGTGGACGTAGCACGAGGAGTGGGAAAAGATTACAGTGCATTCGTTGTTGCTGACATTACAGAATTTCCTTATAAGATAGTAGCAACGTATAGGGACAATGAAATAAAACCAATGTTATTCCCTTCCGTGATTGAAGAGGTAGCAACAGCATATAACAACGCATATGTTTTATGTGAGGTAAATGATATTGGTGATCAGGTTGCATCTATACTATTCTATGACTTAGAGTATGAGAACTTACTCATGGTTGCCATGCGTGGTAGAGCAGGTCAGATAGTGGGATCAGGATTCTCTGGTGTCAAGACACAACTAGGTGTTAAAATGAGCACCACTACAAAAAAGGTAGGTTGCTCTAACCTGAAGACACTGATAGAGGAGGACAAACTTATATTTTGTGATTATAATATCATATCTGAATTGACTACATTTATACAGAAAAAGCAATCATTTGAGGCAGAAGAGGGATGTAATGATGATCTTGCAATGTGTCTTGTCATATTCTCGTGGTTAGTTGCACAAGATTATTTCAAGGAGATGACTGATCAGGATGTGAGAAAACGCATATACGAGGAACAGAAGAATGCAATAGAGCAAGACATGGCACCATTTGGTTTTGTTCTTGATGGATTAGAGGACTATGAAGAGGTAGACGCAGAGGGGGATAGATGGAAAAAAGCAGATGAATATGGAGACAGATCTTTTATGTGGGAATACCATTTATAAGATAAACACTAGATTTTATAAATAATTTCAGTCTAAAAAGAAGGACCCATAGGGAGTTAGAATGGCATTAAGACTTGCATCTCCAGGTATTTCAGTTAGAGAGGTAGACCTCACAAGAGGAGGAGTGGATTTCACTCTGAATGTTGTTGCAGGTATAGCTGCTCCCTTCGCAAAGGGACCTTGTAACGAGATCACCAGAGTAAACAATGAGAATGAATTAGTTGACATATTTGGTAAACCAGGCGTGGGTACCACAGATTATCACTATGAAACGTGGTATGCAGCATCCAATTTCTTATCATACGGTGGTAAGTTAGACGTTGTAAGATCAGTGGGTGGTGACCTCAATACAGCAAACGCTGCTGTTGGTTCAGCAAGTATTACTCTTCTACTCGAAGGATTAGAGGATTACAATAATAACCAAGCAAACGATACGACATGGTATTTTGCAGGTAAAAATCCAGGTCACTGGGCAGAGAATATAAAGGTAGCGGTGATTGACAATGCTGCCGATCAAATTATCACACCAACATATGAGGGTAGTGATACTGCTGCTGATATTGACATTGGATTTGGTGTACAACAGAACTTGACAGGAGTCACTGTTGGAGTTGGTACAACCTCTGCTGCATCAGGTGTTCTAAAAGGTGTAGTTACAGGTAAAACAGCAACAACAATTGACATAAAGGTTGTCAGCACAGTCATAAGTGGCGTAGAAAAATTAGTTGACTATCAACCAAACACACAGTTTGAATTCAAGACAGGTTCAGCAATTAGTTTCATAAACAATAGTGGATCTGCTGTAGCATCGAGTTCAACAATCACATCTGCTGATTGGTACAATAGTCAAAACATACTTACAAGTGTGGCAGACGGTGGTTCTGATTTCTCCACTGTTACATGGAGATCTGTACTCAACAAACCACAAACAAACAATTATGTATCCAGAAGAGATGGAGACAACGATGCTATTCACGTTGTTGTTATTGATGCTGGCGGTGGAGTCACTGGAGATGTCGGACAAATTTTGGAGAAATTTCCAAACTTATCCAAGGCGAAAGATGCTGTAGCGTCTGGAAGTAAATCTATATTCTATAAAGATTTCTTAGCAGAAAATTCAGAGTTTATTTTCTCTGGACAACATGTAACTGCAGCAGACGACGCTCATCATGGCACACTTGTTTTACCAGGTGGTTTAGGTGCTGCTTCAAGTGGATTCTCATCAATTACTTCTGCTGCAGGTGCGTGGGGTCAAGAAGCTAAGAACATTAAGTTCAGTTCAATAGGTAACCAAGGTTACTCACTCACAGGTGGTCTTGATTACACTGGTGTGGGAGTTTACAACGCACCTTTAGGTGACATACTTACAGCATACGATAAGTTTTCAGATCCTATTGACAGTGACATCAGATTCTTACTGCAAGGTGGATGTTCTGGAACAAAGGAAGAGGAGCAAGCAAAAGCGAACAAACTTATACAATTAGCAGAGGGTAGAAAAGATTGTGTTGCGGTGATATCACCCAACAGAGATTCTGTGGTGAACGTCACAGATTCTGCAACTCAATTATCTAACGTCCTGTCATTCTTTGGACCTCTTACATCATCGTCATACGTGGTATTCGATTCTGGATTCCAGTATGTGTATGACAGGTTCAATAAGAAGTTCATTTACATGCCTACCTCTGCAGACGTAGCAGGTTGCATGGTAAGAACAGACAGAGATTTCTTCCCATGGTTCTCACCTGCAGGTACGACCAGAGGTGGATTGAATTTCGCAATCAAACTTGCATTCAATCCTGGTAAGGATGCTAGAGATCAGTTGTATTCAAATAGAATCAACCCAATCACATCTAAACCTGGTGACGGTATCATATTATTCGGTGATAAAACAGGTTTATCATTTGAGAGTGCGTTTGATCGCATCAACGTGAGAAGACTGTTCATCACAATTGAACAAGCAATTGAGAACGCTGCGAAGTCAGTACTATTTGAACTCAACGACGCAGGTACAAGATCAAACTTCATCAACATAGTCGAACCATTCCTAAGGGATGTTCAGGCGAAGAGAGGTATACAGGACTTCCTCGTCATATGTGATGAAACAAACAACACACCAGATGTTATTGATCGTAATGAGTTCCTTGCTGACATCTTTGTGAAACCAGCAAGATCAATCAACTTCATTGGTCTAACATTTGTTGCTACAAGAACTGGAGTTTCCTTCAGTGAAGTTGTAGGAACTGTGTAATAGGAGACCCACACAATTATGGCATTAAACAGAAACATTTTTTCGGTTCCTAATAACGAACGATCAATTGATTCATTCAAAGCAAGACTCGTACAGGGTGGTGCTCGTCCTAACCTCTTCGAGGTTGAGATGGACTTCCCCTCAGGTGTCGGTATCTTTGACGAAGAGATTGAAAACACGACTCATCGTATGATGATTAAAGGAGCACAGTTACCTGCGTCAAACATACAGGAAGTTGTTGTACCTTTTAGAGGTAGACAATTGAAAGTAGCAGGTGACAGAAGGTTTGACCCATGGACAATCACAGTCATCAATGACGGTGATTTCAAACTCAGAGAAGCATTTGAGAGATGGGCAAACTTTATTATCAAGGTATCTGACGGTTCTGGTACCATCAATCCAACAGATTACTTTGCTGACTGGGTGGTCAACCAACTTGGAAGAGCAGACACTGATCTAAACGTACGTGGTGATCAAAGTGGTGCTACACTTCCAGTCTTGCGTAGATACAAGATGCATGGTTGCTGGCCTTCAGTGGTAAGTCCAATAGAACTATCTTATGATACTGCTGACACAGTAGAGGAGTTCCAAGTAACACTTCAAGTCCAGTGGTGGGAAGCATACGATGGCAGAAACAACGATTCTGTGGTATAATACATAGAAGAACAAGGAAAATATTATGGCAAAACTCTTTGGGTTCTCGATTGAGGATCCCAATGATAAGAAGAAGAAAGGTGTAATCAGTCCAGTTCCTCCTAATAACGAGGACGGGGCTGATTATTTTCTATCGTCAGGATTCTATGGTCAGTATGTTGACATTGAAGGTGTCTTTCGTACAGAGTTTGACGTAATAAAAAGATATCGTGACATGGCATTGCACCCAGAGTGCGACACTGCCATTGAACACGTTGTAAATGAAGCGATTGTATCTGATAGTAATGATAGTCCAGTAGAGATAAACTTAGATAATCTAAACGTAAGTAATAATCTCAAGAAAGTAGTAAGAGATGAATTCAAAGGTGTCAAAGACTTACTACAATTTGACAAAAAGGCACACGAGATTTTTAGAAACTGGTATACAGATGGTAGACTATACTATCACAAGGTTATAGACACAACAAAACCAGACGAAGGTATACAAGAAGTAAGATATATTGACTCTCTCAAACTAAAATTTATGAGAGTAAAACCTACTAAGGAAAGAGGTCAAAAAGGAGCAGAAGGGATACCTGTTTTACCATACTCAGGTGAGTCAACGATTACTAAAGATACTAAGATAGAGGAATTTTACACTTATTACCCACAAGGTATGGCACAGAAGTACGGTTCTGTTGCAGGTAAGGGTATAAGAATAGCAAAAGATGCGATCACATACGTACATTCAGGTCTTGTTGATCGTAATAAGAAGATTACTCTCTCTTATCTTCACAAAGCAATCAAAGGACTCAATCAATTACGTATGATTGAGGATTCTCTGGTCATATATAGACTTTCAAGAGCACCAGAACGTAGAATATTCTACATTGACGTGGGTAATTTACCTAAAGTCAAGGCAGAACAGTATCTACGAGACGTTATGAGTCGTTATCGTAACAAATTAGTGTATGATGCAAACACAGGTGAGATAAAAGACGATAAGAAGTTCATGTCTATGCTTGAAGACTTCTGGTTACCACGTAGAGAAGGTGGTAGAGGCACAGAAATCTCTACTTTACCTGGTGGACAGAATCTAGGTGAACTTACAGACATAGAATACTTCCAGAAAAAACTATATCGTTCATTGAACGTGCCAGAATCACGCATAGGTGCTGATAGTGGATTTAATCTTGGTAGATCGTCTGAAATACTTAGAGACGAACTTATGTTCAGTAAGTTTGTAGGTAGATTGAGAAAAAGATTCAGTGGTTTATTCATTGATTTACTCAGAACACAATTGATACTCAAGAACATTGTGACTCCTGAGGATTTTGACAAGATGTCAGAGCACATACAGTTTGATTACAAGTATGACAATCATTTTGCTGAACTTAAAGACCACGAATTGATGACTGAGCGTCTTAATATCATGGTTGCCATTGAACCATACATCGGAACTTACTACTCAAGAGATTATGTAAAGCGTAAAGTTCTACGTCAGACAGACGAAGAGATAGAAGAGATGCAACAGGAGATGGAGGAAGAAAATGAAGCAGGTATTGGTGTACCACTTGAAACTCAGAACCAAATGATGCAGGGTGCCATAGATGCAGAGTCGCAGAGACAAGGTAACCTTGGTAAAAACAAATCTGAACCCTCTCTTGACAACAAGAAAAATGGAGGACGCACAGAGGCACCAGATATAGACATCAAGAAAGCGAAGATATAAATATAACTAGCGTTTTATAATATTTGAATGGATTCTGCTGAATTTATCGA